ACACAAATTATCAGACTGCTCAGCAACTTCAGTGTAAAGTACGGTGACGGAACACTGGTTAGAGTGCCAGTATTGTACGGTGACACTGATCGACAAATTGCCAGCCTTTTAGGTGACAACAGTGAGAACAAACTGGCGGCTGCACCGCGTATGGCAGTGTATCTCAATGACTTACAATTAGATCGTTCAAGATTATCTGATGCAACTTATGTGGGAAAATTACACATTAGAGAACGTGAATATGATTCAGGTACAGGAGAATATACCAGCAGTCAAGGTCACCAGTATACTGTGGAAAGGTTGATGCCAACTCCTTACAAGGCCAGTTTCAAAGTGGATATTTGGAGCAGCAGCACTGATCAAAAATTGCAAATTTTAGAACAGATACTGGTGTTGTTCAATCCCAGTTTGGATATTCAAACTACTGACAACTATATTGACTGGACCAGTTTAAGCACTGTGGATCTCACACAGTTGACATTCAGCAATAGAAGTATCCCAGTAGGTACTGCATCGAATATTGACATTGCCACTTTGACCTTAGAAGCACCTATATACATCAGTCCTCCAGTCAAGGTCAAACAGTTAGGCATAGTGACCAACATCATTGCCAGCATTACTCAGGGTGTAGAAAATTCATCATTGCAAGATCCTCAATTAGATTTCGGCAACGATTTGTATCCGAGCGGCAGCAATCAATTTGCTAACACAGGAAATGTTTCGTCTGGTGGTAATATCATTAATGTTAAGCGTACCAGTCTAGGAGGGTTCGGCATACTAATAGTCAACGGACAGGCTCAAATTTTGGACAAGTATGAACATGTCACAGCCACTAACGACAACGTTGAAATTCCTATTAAGATGGGTCCAGAGATCAATTGGAGAAAGATTCTAGACAATTATCCAGGCAAATACAAAGCAGGATACAGTAAAATTTATCTCAAACAAAACAACTTTACAGAAGTTGTAGGCACCTTCAGCATCAATCCGTTAGATGAAAATTATATCACTGTGAATTATGACGTAGATTCTTTTCCGACTAATACTGTATTAAGTGCAGTTAACAGACCTGGCAGTCCTGGAACATTTGATGCTATCATTGATCCTACCAGAGTAGGTCCAGGCCTTGGATTATCTAATCCAATTACTGGTACTCGATATCTCATTATCGAAGACATAGGCAATGATGCCAATGTTGATGGGGCCGATGCGTGGAAAGGCACTGACAGTAGTGATTTAATTGCTGAAGAAAATGACATTATAGAATACAACGGAATTAAATGGATAGTGATATTTGATGCTAGCCAGAGTCAAGACCAATTGATCTATCAAACAAATATATACACTGGAGTACAGTACAAATGGAATGGTCTATCATGGGTCAAATCCTTTGAAGGGGAATATAGGGCCGGTACATGGAGATTAGAAATCTAAAAGAACGTATAGAGTGTAGTGGTGCAATAATTTGTGCCAGAGATTCTTCTAGAATTTTATTATTACAAAAAACAGAAGGCAAACATGCCGGACGATGGGTGTTGCCGGGCGGCACTATTGTACAAGGTGAAACAGCATTTCAGGGGTTGCAAAGAGAACTTCAAGAAGAAATTGGCTGTTTACCCGAATTTATCAAAATAATCCCCTTGGAAAAATTTGTCAGCAACGATCAAGTGTTCATGTTCAACACTTATTTTTGCATTATAGACAGTGAATTTTTTGTAAAATTAAGTGATGAACATTCAGGATGGGGATGGTTCAATATCAATCATCTGCCGAAACCCACACATCAGGGATTAGAACAAAGTATTAGAAATAAAAATACTCAGTTGAAAATTCAAACAATAATTGAAGTGATGAGAGAAATTTAACCTCGACCCAACATCATCATGGCCATTGTATAGTTTTGAGTCTGTCTAAAGGTTGTTAAATGTTCATTGGATGTGGCATCATTGGCACTGACCGTGCCAGTCACAGTGACTGCTGCATTGAATGTGGCTACACCAGCATTGTTAAATGTTTGTCTTATGTTGCCGTCACCGTCAGACAGAAGAATATTGTTGTCAGTACCTGTGATAGTACTGCCCGTAGCTGATCCCAATATCACATTGGCACTGCCAGTTACTAATGCACTGCCAGAATTATAACCTAGACCTATGTTTTTAGCACCAAGAGTTGCAACAAGTGAATTGGCTCCTACCGCAGTGTTTTGATCGCCACTGACGTTGGCAGTGAGTGATGCATATCCTAATGATGTATTACTGCTGGCAGTGGTCAATGAATCTGATGCGGTTGATCCCACAGCAGTGTTGTAATCACCAGTGCTGACAAGATTCAAACTGTTGAATCCTACACCTGTGTTGTCTGTACCGTCTACTACAGCATTTAACGCAGTGACTCCCAGCACAGTATTAGTGGCGATACCTGCGGTGCCCTTGCCAATTCTTACTGAATTTACATATGAGTCAAATCCCACCCTTAGCGTTTTTGCAATTCCAACGCCACCTTGTGCTACTAATGAAGCCACCGTAGTTGAAGATGCGTCTGTGGGATCAACTGTGGTAAGAATTCCAGTTATTTCAACTGCTTCTTGTAACTTTATAGTTCCAGTTCCGTCCACACTCAGTAACAAATCTTGATTGGTTATTGAAGTCTTAATATTATTGCCTTCTATAGCAATCGAACTCAATTGCAGATTGTTGCCTATAAAACTTTGAGTAGTAGTTAAATTTCCAGTAGAAGACAATGTTTGACTAAGTGTTACATTACCCGAAACAGTTAGCGACTCGTCAGATTCGATATTTCCGGTGCTGGATACTCGGAATCCCGGACTTTGAAATCCAAATTTTGATTTGTATGATTTATATTCTACTGGCATAATGTTTTCCAATTTATCCGTCGTTACTGTTCGAACTGTCTATGTATGAGATAGGAGTCGAAACTGATAGTGGGGTAATAGTCTCTGCATAATTTGCAAAGAAAATTACCTTTGTTCCTAAAAATGCAGTGTCGGTAACATTGACAATCAAACTTAGATAACTGTTGTTGACTTCTGCAGTGATGTTAATCAGTGCGTCATCAATACTGGTGCGACCATACACTGTAAGACTTGCTTGATCGGGTCGAGCAATTACTAATACTTGTAACACTTCTTTTTTGTTGCTGTCAAACTCTGCAGTAATAGTGTAATTTGCGCTGGAATAATCTCCTACATACCATCTGTCAATTTCGGTATTGGGATAAATCTGCACCCAAGAGCCTTTATAAGCAAGTTGTGTATTGTTTTTTAAACTCAACTTGTTTTGTGGACTCTGTTTAAAAAAATTTGTAAATTTTAACATGTTTGGCTCTTTAGTATATTTATTCGGACAAAAAAATTCTCACTGTTGTGTAAAGTGCATATATAATTAAAAGGAAATCACATGGGTCGCTATACTGATTATTTTAAAGACATTTGGCAAATGCAGGCCAACAGAAAAGTCATAGGGATGACACTGTTTGGAGTATTACTAGACAACACAACACCATTCACGCCGGGTCAACAATTGGTTATATCTGACGGAGTAATAGATGCTGTAAAAATATTGATCTCTAAAGGTTATGATTTTTTGTTTATCACAGGCCAGCCACAAAATAGAACGCAGGCACTGTCTATGCAAGATTTTGAAAATATTCTGGCCAGTGCTAGAGAAATAATTGAGCAACACGGTGGCAGAGTGAAAAATGCCTATTATGCGCCAGGCATAGATAAAAACGATCCCTATGTAAAACCCAATACTGGCATGTTTGATCGTGCGCAAAATGAAGGCATGGTCAAATGGGCAGAATCATATTTTATAGGATCTGAAGCCAATGATGTTAAGGCTGCAATCAAAGTTAAATCTGTCCCAGTGTTGATTAAATCTGCTGGGAAAGATGTAAAAACCAAAGCATCTCAATTAATGAATCAAATCAAAGTGCAGGAATTTGACAGTCTACTAGACTTTGCCAACAGCATTTGACAATTTAATTATTTTAAATTCTTAATACCGTGAAACTCGTGTGCGCCGCTGGGCCAAGTCCAGCCGGTGACAGAGTATTTTACTCCAGATTTGATATTGGGAACCACGTGATAGTGAGTAACAGTACTGGGCCAGAAAGTAACATGCCCTATTGGAGTATTTTTACCGTTAAATTCTTGTCTCGGAAAAGTCAAGTCAGCACCTTCATAGTCATTGTTTAATTTAATATTAAGGCTAACTTCACTTAGATCGTGATGCGGAGCAAGATTAGGTTTACCTTGCTGACTGTATTTTAAAATAAACGGACTCTGCCATCCGCAAATCCTAGTAAGGGGCCATTCTTTGTGAATGATAGGCAACAAGTCTCTTGTATAATGTGCTACATAGTCCTCAAACAAAAATTGACTTATCTGGCTAAAATACAATCCATCGTAGCCTAACGGGCTACCGTCCACATTTTGTTGTCGATGATTTTTAAATTTACTATCGTAAAATTTTGCAATGTCGACCAGTTCGTTACAAAACTCTTCAGTCCAGAATGGAGCAATGATAATATCTTTATCATTGCTCCATACTTTGCCACTATCAGGGTGTACACCTTTCCAGTAATCTAACATATTACTGTTGCTTACATTTCTGTGAAATCAGTTTTTGTCAACAATTTACCAATTTCAGGTAACCACAAATATTGCAACTGAGATTTCAGCAAAGTATCTAATGCTTCCTTAACAGTTTCGACTAGAGGATCACCGGCCAAGTTAAAACTGGTGTTGAACAATATGGGCACATTCTTAATTTTATTGAACTCACTGATCAATTCATAATAGTGTGGATTTTGCTCACTGGTCACTGTTTGAATTCTGCAGGTTCCGTCAACGTGTGTAATAGCAGGAATAATATCACGTTTATCTTCCAACACATTGACAGCATACATCATGAACGGTGAGTCTGTTCTCGAACGGAAGTCAAACCATTCGTTGGCATGTTCTGCCATTACAGATCCAGCAAATGGCCTAAACCATTCTCTGCGTTTGACTTCGTTGACAATGTCTTTACCGTTGATCACTGTGGGGTCAAACAAGATACTGCGATTACCTAGCGCACGGGGACCTGCTTCACTGCGTCCTTGATATAAGCAAATAATGTTACCTTGGGCAATAAGTTCTGCTACATCGGCAGCCGTGGTATCTTGCACATTGAACTCACTGAAATCAGCAGTGGCATATTCTGCAGAATGATCAAATCCCAAGTACAAACTGGTCAATGGTGTTTTTACAGCGTCTTTGGTAATTGTTCTATATACATGCTGACATACACCCATGACATTACCCCCGTCATGACTTACCGGTTCATGATAAAATTCTACATCTGGAAATTCTTTTAGAAATTCATAGTTGGCTACACAGTTTAAAACAAAGCCGCCGGCCATGACAATTTTCTTCTTGCCAGTTAATTCTATTGTTTTTCTAATTAGTCCAATTACACGTTCTTCTGCGGATTTTTGTACAGCATAGGCTAGATCTTTTCTAAAATCATCAATTAGATCAGCATCTGCATGCCATGCAACATCACCTTCATGCTCTTTTAATTCTGGGTTTAAATCACAACGAATAACATTACCTGCTGGAAACTTAGGTTTAATTAAACTACGGTTGTTAAATCTACCATCATGGATTTTGATACTGTCATTGGGTTTTCCGTAAGGTGCTAGACCCATTGTTTTACCGGCTTCGATAGCATGAAAACCAAGATACTGTGTCACTGCTTCATAACTCTTGGTAATACCATGACCATCAGAAACTTCTATTTGACACTCATTATCAGTAAGTTCAAAACTATCAATAAGGTTTGTGCCATAATTTACTAAATGTCTTTTTATTTCTGCAGGATATCCAAGAGTCCAGATAGATTCAACTTCCCATGTGTCATTCCAAATTTCTTTAAAGTCTGGAACGTCGATACCGCTGCCGGCGCCGTCAATTACCAATGCTGCTGCATCATCAAATCCACTGTTATAAAAAGCAGTCACAGCATGAGTCATGTGATGAGCATCACCTAGTTTGATTGTTTCAACCCTATGTCCTGGTTGTTTTTTTCTTACTAAGCAAGTATACGGATCTTCTCCAGTCCAAAATACTTTACCAAATGCGTTACGAGTCCCGCACAGAATAAGAAAATCAATATGATCTGTGTATTCAAATGCTTTTTCAATACCTAAAAACGGATTACCGTCATACTTCATACGACTTAATCGATCTTCTTCTATATAAAAAATTAATTCGCTATCTTTATACAATGCCGCGGCACCGTTGTGTCCTACATTAATTCCTAATAACCACATGTGGTAGTTCCTTATTTTGTTGTTTTGGCAATATGTGCTTTAATACCGGCGATGATACTTTTTAATTCGTCTTTGCTGAAATCCATTATGGTGTCATTTAGTCTATCTGCTTCTTCACTGGCAAATCCTGCAATTCTAATTGGACTATAGTGCCTTACTACATTTTTCTTTTCTACAATATTAAAATGTTCAGGATATGTAATATTCACTGGAAATGTACTGCCGCATACTATGGTGCCGGGTTTGTCAAATGCGTAGGCTAGGTGTTGACCCACACTGTCACATCCTATGAAATAATCAGCGGACTCTATAATTGCGGCCCAAATTCTCAATGGCATATTATTGTCCGGTTGAAAAATAGGAAGGTTTACAACATTTAATTTGTGTTCACCCATATACATGATGTTGTAGTCTTTGGATAATTCTGCAACTAATTCCATAAAGGTGGATTGTTCTATACTACGACTGCTGCCGTCAAACACTACTCCGCCGCCGCCTAGACTGCTGCTGCGTCCAAATGGTTGGATTACAATAGTTTTTTCTTTTTGGTGTTGCTGTTTGACCTGCCCTATTATTTCCATAGCAGACATTTCTTCAGACTTGTTTAGTACCACTGTGGGTCTGATATTTTTGTTGGTACGCTCTCCAAGAATTTCCCACCAAAAACTCTGTTGCAAACTACTGCGTTGATTATAGTATTCGTGATCTCTATATGGCTCGGGACTAACGCACAAGTTATCTTTGATAAGATTTTCAAAAATACCCTTGTGGTTTACATCAAATGCATAATTTTGCAAGACAGGATGTCCTAGATAGAACTCCATGCCGCCTTCACACACAATTCCTGCCAGTTCTCCTCTACGGTGGCTTTCTTCTAATGCTGGAATACTGGCCAGTACTCGCCCAGCGCCGCCGTTGATAAAAAATATTTTTTTCATGTTATCCTTGATAATGTACGCACATAATGTATTTATGTGCGAGTTTGTTCATTATAAAATATTTCCACACTCGTGGTCAAGTATCAGATTGCCAGTTTATGCTCTTCTGTAAATACTGATAGCATATATAATCAATACTACTTCTTACCGATTAAATTATGAAAAAAATTATAAATGCGTTCTCCGTGCCTATCTTAGAAGCCATATTACCGGATGCCGAGTTGATAAATGAATCACTAAATTCCAAAATACAACAATTATTCAACAACATCAGTGATAAGCGATTACTCGGCCACTATTGGCACAGCAATATTTTAACAGATGTGGCGGCAGACACTGGATATAGTTCATTTAATCACGGGAGCCTTACTGATGATGAGAATTTTAATGATTTTTTTGCAACTATTTCTCCCGTAATTACAGAATTTTTCAATCAATTAAACTTTAATCAAACTTGGGATTTTACCAACGCATGGGCAAATGTTTATCCGCATGGTTCATTTGTACCTCATCATAATCACGGTACCGCACACTGGAGCGGTAGTTATTATATAAATGCTGCTGAAAATTGTGGTGATCTAATTCTATCTGATCCTAAGGAATATGCTTTGAATAACGAGCCACCGTCTACCAAGTGGCGTGGTAATATTTCATGCCCGATCAGTGTGCTCCCAGGGAAGTTAGTAATTTTTCCTGGTTATTTAAAACACGAAACTAAACCTAATCTATCTTCTGAAGATAGAACCATTATTAGTTTTAATATCATATGTCAGTAAACAACATATTTTTCAACCCATTTTTTCCACAAGTATTGGAAACACAATTGTTGTTATCTCCATCTGTAAAATCACGCATGATTGATACAGTATTATCGCAAAAAGATACCGCAAATTATCACGGTGGCTATACGTTTCATGTACAAGATTCATTTGGAGATTTTAAAACTCTTTACAGTTTCTTTTTTAATACAGTTATAAACATATTTGGCAATGTAACATTATCACCTCTACATAAAACATGGTGTTGGGCCAACGTGTACAATAGAGATAATTTTAAAACTAATGCACACAATCATATCAAAACTAGTTCCATTAACGCTATATATTATTTAAAAATGCCCAATGATATCAACAGCAACGAAGGAGGATTAAAGTTGCATCCTCCTAACTCGGAAGTTATACAATTTCAACCTGACGAAGGCGACTTACTTATCATGTCAAATAACACTGTCCACGAACCGTTGTTTCACAGCAGTATTGATTATAGAATTGCCATTAATATGGAAATATGTATTGAACCCAGTATTTCTAAATACTTTACAGAAGAAAAAATATATGCAAATGCAAAACCAAAATTATGATCAGATTGTAATTATTGGCAAACAACTGCTAGATAATGCACAATGTGAACATTTAATTTCTAAGTATGATAATGCCCAACTAGAAAATGTAATACAAAAATCCTATAGAAATGTGTTGGTAACGGATATAGGTATTATAGATGTTCCCTATTTGATAGACAGTCTCAAGTTTATCAACGAAAAACATTTTAAATTTGATTTAGATTTTAATCACACCGATTGTTTTTTTGGCAGATACGACGAAGGCATGCATTACAGTAGTTTACATATGGATTGTATAGGCGGCGAACGTCAGCGCAAGTTGTCATTTTCATTACTGCTAAATGACAACTTTCAAGGTGGAAATTTTATAACACTGACTGATTCTGCAATGGACTGCCCGGCTGGCAAATTATTAATTTTTCCTTCTTTTATGCCGCACAAGGTATCAGTTGTTGAAGAAGGGACTAGGTATGCTATTTTTGGTTGGGTGTATGGTCCCAACTTTAGATAACATCCTGCATCTTTAAGATATTTACATATAGATTTGCTGAATAATTTACCACAAGACGACATATGAAAGAAACATTATTATTTCCCACTGTTATACATGAGTATGACTTTTCTAGTGATCCGGATTTAGAAAAAATTGTTAAAATATCAGAAACGCTGGACTTTAAACAACATAGGTATTTCCCCAACAGTACCTATGTGGGCGGCAAGCCAGGCGGAATTCTAGATCATCCTGAATTAGAGATCATACGTGACAAATTGAATAGTTGTGTGGCAAAATGGGCTGACAACATGGGATGTCCACCCATACATATTAATCATAATTGGCTCAATCGATTAGCAGAGGGTGAGAGAGTAGAACGGCATCGTCATGAGATGAGTATAGCAAGCGGAGCCTTTTATATTCATGCTGATCCAGGCTCCGCCGGCTTAATTGTACATAGTCCATTAGAACAATTACGGATGTTTGAACAAAGTGCTCGTAATACATGGTATAATGAAAACTTTAGAGAATTTCCTTGCTACTCAGGATTATTATTAATTTTTCCAGGCTGGCTTCCGCATGATACGTTACCCAATAACAGTAACAACCGGTTAGTTCTCAGTTTTAACACAACCTATAAGTAATCTTTTTATAACAAAAATATTTTATATCTTCAAATTAGTTACATATAGATTTGCATAATTTTGTGCAGTTTGTATGTCATAGTGATGACTGTCTCTTGCAAAATCAACCTGTGGTTGTTCGGGGAAAAAGTTAACATTATGTTTTGTTAACTCGTTGTATATAAATTCTGCATCATCGAGTCTGGCAAATCTAGGAATAAACGAGTGTACAATCTGTACATGTGCCGGATGAGTTATTTTACAAATATTCTCTATACAATTTAGTTTATCCAATTCTTGCGGATCTGCAAAAGATTCGCGACCGCCTCGGGGAGCAATAAAATGTATTTTTCGATCTTCATCATGCATTGTAGTGTCTGCATGTTCTCTTCTATGACAGTAGCTCCATTGAATTAAAATAGCCTTTGGAGAAAAATTATCTATTATTGATTGAACTCGTCGTGAAATCCAATCATTACTAGCACCGTTCATGCTGACGTTGATTATTCTGTTGCCTATTTGTTTTTCTACAAGTTTTGGCCAAGTCTCATCATATGGCTGGCCAAGCCCCACTGTAAAACTGTCACCCACACACCACACATGGTTGATTAGATCGCTAGGCCATTCTTCATCTCGATATCCAAGACTGTTGTATGCATATACTATGTTTTTTGCATAGGATCTGAAATAACCTAGATTTAAACAGTGTTCGAGACTGTCTATGCCACATGTTGTTTCAAATCCATTAGCAGTAGTCGATAATATAAATTCAATAGGTACCGTCATGCTTGCCTTTTGTAATATGATTCTAATTCTGTCAATGCCGTGTTGCTCAAATTTTCTATTGATAAAAACTTTCCTATAGAAGATCCACTGCTCCAGTTGTTGTAAGTATCTAAGCATTCAGCAAAATTCTTTATCAGTAGTGCTTTTTCAGCTAGAGTTTGTAATTTGATAGGCATTCCCGCAATCAAAGTTCTGTCGTCTACCAAATCATATATAGTTCTATAGGCATTTATATAGTTTGTCGAATTCGTGGTTAAAAATTCTTGGTGGGACAGACTTAATCCAGGGCGTGTCATGAGTTGATTCAAATTCATAGACAACAGTGGTCGTTGCACATTATCTGAATTTTCTAATAGAAGTTTTTGATTCTGTGGCAAGGAAGTAGAAAATCCGCTCATGTCGCTGATGAGATAATGACAAGTGTTCCAGTCTTTCCACGAAATTCCATATTGATCCTTCCAACTTACTGGCTGATGATTGACTGGATATATATCAAGATTAGCCACATACGACTCAAGATCCGCAACATCTTTTTCATAATTAAATATCGAATTAATTGCGAAATGATTGTCGACCCAACTTAGATAGTTTACATATTTGTCTAGATAGTTTCTAAATACTTCTTGATCTATCGTGATTTTCTTTTGATACAGATCTTTGAATACACTGATTTTTTCTTGATGATCGTATACATTTAGATGTTTTGAAAATGCAGCTATACACCAACTTAATGCATGTTCAAATAAATTTTGTCGACGAGCACTGATTATAAAAAAGTTATCATTGATATATTGGTAAAAACTTAATTGATCTTTTAATAAATCTTGTCTATTTAAAATATGATACTGTGCTAATCTTGATACTTTATAGTGATCTACACTGCTTAATAATCTTGTTATTTCTTCTAGCGATTGATAGTATCCCCAAGTAGATTTGTCAGGTTTTCCTAATACTTGTTGATTGTATTTGGTCGAATGGTATGATTCGATTCCGTTGGTAAGTTCGTGTAGGTTAATGACCGGATGCTGATAATCATAATGCTGCATAGTCACTGTGATATACTTTTGCAGTAGGCTTGATCCTACTCTGTCTGGTGTTAAAATTATTACATTCATATTATTGTTGAGGATACGCTGGTTGAATTGTTCGATACAATTCTAATTCGTCTACTAGTCGATTTTTTGTCTCTATACTCCACTGTGCTTGTAAAAAATTTTCAATATAAGAAATTAAGTGATTAGCATCGGCATATTTTATGTATTGGTCATAATCTATTTCTAGAACTCGATTGTCAAATTTACTTAAAATTTCGTTTTTTATATTGGACATGTCTATCAACTCGTGAATCCAATTTAAATTATCAAGGGCTGCCAGATTGATGTTTTCTAAATATGTTTTTTCAACTTCAAAATTTTTACCGTAATCTTTACATACTTTTTCAAAATATGTCAAATTGCCTTTTAATACTTTATGGACAAAATTAAATGTACACTGTGAAATCTGTTCATCTTTAATCACAATCTGTATTGCTTTACTGTTAGGAAACGCTTCTAAAAATATGTTGATGTCTTGACAATGTATAGATATAGTATGGATTATTGTTTCTTCTTTATAGGGATTATTAATCAATGTATTTCTAATATGTTCTATCTTATCGTCACGAGACATATTAGACTCCGTTTGATATAAAATAGGTCGATATGTATCTTCTAACGAAATCATACTGAAATTGTTGATAGATGTAATTTTAGTATTAGCATGGCCTGACCCCAGTGCGTTGTGTTTTAACGGTTCATCTGGATTGAATGCAGTATACAACAAAGATGTTAAAAACCAACCACCTGCACCAACTGGATATTGTACAAATAATATCGGGGTGGGAGAATCTATAAGTTTTTTCATAGTGTATTTACTATAACTTTATTAGGTCGTTAAAAAAGGCGAACTGGTCGCCTTTTTCCTGATCGTATTGTTTTTACGGTCTAGCAAATAAAGGAACCCATTTTTCAGGAAGATCAAATGCCAGTTCACCTTCTGCAGTATACGTAGTTGTGCCGCCAGGGCCTGTTGCAGTAATACTCAATGCAAGGGACTGCGGTGCATCAGTCTTTTGAAAGGTTTGTTTAAAATCTGGACCTTTTGACAACTGCATGGTACCTGTGGCTGTAGTCAACTCTGTTACTTGGAGTGTCGCTACTGGGTCGCATATTTTGAATTTTGTTGCATCTACCACTGTATGCACAGCATATACCTTATGTTTCTCAACACCGCCCAGTGTACCCATAAATGTCACTTGGTCGCCTGCTGTTAACCATGCTGTTGTATCACAAGTAAGTTCATTGGTTACACTGCTAGTTGCAGTTACATTTGTAGAATACGTAGTATCGCCTATGGTAATACTCCATGTGTCGTATATACCCGACAATCTTGAATCAAAAATAACTGTGTGTGCATCACTACTTCTATCTTCTAATGGAGTAAAATCGATTCGACAATTGGGTGGTCCAGGCGGAAGTATTGGGGTTTCAGCCGCTTGTTCTTCCATCCACTGCCCACCGCTGATCCATTCGTTGTTCTTGAATTTCCAACCCACATTAACATGATCAGGAACTTCTTCCCAATATCCTGGTAAGTCATTTTTGGCTATAGCGTCTGGATGCCAAAGTCCTGCTGGGTTTTCATCATGCGTCTGCATGATTTCGTCGTTTACTATTTTTGCCCAAATCATTTAATTCTCCTGATTATCAATTTATGGATTTTTCCAATATATCACTGCCATACCTGTGCCGGCAGTGCTTGCTAGTTGATCTAATTTGCATGGCGGAAATGCCAATGGAGTTCCGCCACCGTTGCAGTTGTTAAAACTTCCACCCCAGCAAACACAGTGTAAGAAACATCTTACCATACCGGCGCCGCCACCTTTACCTGCTCGGCTGGCCATCCACATGATGTCAACGCCACCAGCACCGCCCAGTGTGCCTGCGCAATGGGTAATGTAGGGAAACAGTTGATCCTGCATGCGGTCTGCGCAACAAATCCTACCGGTAGTGCCCAAGCAACATAATAAGAGCCAATTTATTCCTGCGCAATAGTCAGCACCGCCCATACAATAAGGTATGTTCATTGAGCTCAGTTCACAACAGAAATATGCAACGCCGCCGGTGCCTGCACCTTCGCCAGCATTGTGCCAGGCATTCATGGCCAATCGCGGACCTTGATTCCAGTTGCTGCACGTACGATAGCAGGCGCCGTCTGCAAAACTAGTGCCTTGGCTGCCGCTGCCGCACATACTGTGAATGTCGTGCCATTTGTAGCGTTTAGGTTGTGGACCATGTTCTTGGTGAAAGCTTGGACCTTGTATACAACCGGTTTGAAACCAAGTAAATCTAGAATCACGACCTTCTTCGTTGTCATAACCGCCCCAGCCTCCTGGACCCTGATGCCACTGTCCGCTGACACACATACCTCGCCAAGAAGAATATCTGGAGCCATCAAAATCACATCGTTGCAGTTTGGTGCCACCGCCTCCAGTAGTTCCGCCCATATAGTAAGATTTTCTTCCACTGGGGAAGAAGTTAGCACATTTTTCCTGTGTACAGATACAAGTACAAAACGCCGGATAAACGGGTGATTTACAAATATAGCCGATACCGCCGCCGCCACCTGCCACTGGACCGTAGCCTCCGCCAACGTGTTGATCTTCCTGAATGACGCCACCACCTTGGCCGCCGCAGACCCACATCCAAGAGCCCGCAGACCCGCCACCGGGTGCTTTTCCGCTACAGCAACCTGGACTATTGTCAGGGTTATATGTAATACCGTAACCACTATAAACCATACAATAGCCGCAACAAGTGCTAAAAACAAAACAGTTACCAACTCCACAATAGGCGCTGCCGGCACAGCCCAAACCGGGGGTGCCACCAACTGAATTCCAATCACCTCCTGATGCAGCACCAGGATTGCAACAGACTGCGCCGCCTGCTGTTAGTGTTCTTGCAACAGCGCTGCTGTTTGTATATGCAATAGTAGTGTCTTGTTGCTGACGACCAACTACAATTGACACTGTGCAACCTGAGGCCACAGTGTCTTTCCTTTCTACATAGCCGCCGCCAGCGCCACCATGATTGCAACTGGCGCTGGAACTGAAAGAAGCCTTGCCACCGCCGCCTATTGCAATAGTACGCAAGCAGGTTACTCCTGCGGGCACTGTAAATGTATATGAACCTGGAGTGTCAATGATCACTCGATTTTGCCAACAGGAATTGCCATCATAATCGTATTTTTGTTCGTTAACTTGATAACAAACTGATTGGCCTACAAGTACACAAGAGTTTGCTTGTGTTGCACCTGTGCTGATATAACGTCCCATTTTATGCTTCCCTATAATATATAATTGCCATACCTGTACCTGCATTGCTGAGCAATTGATCTAATATACAAGGAGGGAATGCTAGTGGAGTTCCGCCACCGTTACAGTTGTTGAATGAGCCGCCGTGACACACACAAAGAACCTGACTCTTAGATTGGCCACCACCACCACCTTTGCCAGCTCGACTGGTATATCCACAGTAGCCTACTCCTCCTGATCCACCCAGTGTGCCTGCACAGGTAACAAATTGCGGGAACAAATGATCTTGCATGAGCCAGGCCTGATCACAATCACCACACAGGCCCAATTGACAAATCTTTGTCCAATTGATCATATCCTGTCCCCATTCGCTTAGTGCGCCTAGACCCATATCTCGCAGTCCATCAACACCGCATCTCATCGATGACCATCCACCTGTTCCAGCGCCTTCACCAGAATTTCTCGGGCGGGGCATAGGAGTAACAGGAAACTGATTACTGTAACAGCCAATACAACCATAAAGGCCGCCAGTTCCCGGAGAACCAGTACCGCAGATATTAGTAATGTCCCATTGTTCTGCATTCAACACACACAGTCTTACTGGTGCTTCCTTGGCACACATAGGCTGGCTGTGTGCAAGACCACATCGTGGTCCAAAGGGATAAACGCATGCGCCGTGCCATCCCCATTCAAATTCCCAACCATATGCAGCACTGTTATCAGGTCCTCCAGGACCACCTTCACCCGATTTCCAATAGCCGCCGATACATTGTTGCACAGTACTGCGACATGCGTAATTGCAACGAGATGCTGAGCCGCCACCGCCTTGATTGCTGGTAGGATAATGGTAACATGTAAAAGTACCGCCACAACATGTGTTGGTAAAACATATACAACTGCAACATGGATAATGCCAAATAGGAATGCAAACAATATCGCCTAAACCAGCGCCACCACCTGCACTACTGCCGTGTAGATATCCGCAAAGGCAACTAGAACAACCGCCTGTAAGATTTTTAGGAGATCCTGCTGACGCACCGCCCACAAACATTGCAGGGCAATCTCCACAAGTGCCATAAGGAGCACATATATATGCAATACAATAGCCGCAACAAGTGGCAAAACAAGTGTAATAACATTGTGAAACACGACTGTAACTGCCACCACAATACATACAGCCCCAGCCGCTGGTGCCACCACAACTGTTCCAGTCGCCGCCGGATGCTGCACCCGGGACACAGCCTGCTGCTCCACCTGCTGTGTGAACTGCCACTGAGTTACAGGCCAATGTTGTATCTTGTTCTTGACGTCCAACCACTACAGTGAATACTGGCGAACCAGTGCCAACCATGCATTTTTCACTGTAGGCTCCACCAGAACCCGCTGCTGAACAACACGTGCCGCCGCCAAAACTGCTGCCGCCACACTTGGGTTTGCCGCCACCTCCGACTAGCACAGTTCTAGCACAGATTGCAGTACTGGGCAAGGTGTAGGTATATGTGCCTGGTCGGTCATATACTACTTTATATTGCCAGCATTGTTTGCCGTCGTAATAGCCCTTGCCGCCAGTAACACTAAACTGGCTAGGCTTCTCTGCCCCAGCCACTGTGGTCACTGTTATTGGTACAAAACGTCCCATATGTTATATTCTCCGTTACACTGTGCTGGTTTCGATACCGTAGGCCACAGCAGTAACACTGGTGTTGCTAGAGTATGCTACTAGATATTTTCCTGCATCTATCACAAGACCTGTGCGTTCCAGCACTGAGTTTGCAGGAACTGTTACTCCAAATTCTAAAAATGCATTATCAGCAGGAGCAGTATTACCTGTTGGGTTAGTAGTTGTCAATGCCAGTCTTACTGTCACGGCCGTTGCATTTCTATTGCATATCGAAATTGACGCTACTGCAAACGTGCTTGCCGGGCAAAGATATACGTTTGTGTATGTTGTTGCTGCTAAATCAGCGATTCCTAATCTTCCTGTTGCCATAATTATTTCTCCATGATATATTTATGTTTATCGTTTGTCTGCATGATAATCATAATTAATAAATTTTGTAAGGTTATCATATACTGTTACATCATCGCAATAAATGATAATTCAGTGCTAAAATAGTGCCACGAACACCAGTTTTAAAATTCACCGTGCTGGTAAAATCAACTGCACCTGAAGTAGTTCCAATGCTGCTACCAGCAATGTAAATATTACCCACAGTTAAACTGTTGGCCACAATTGAACTACCGCCGCCACCAATTTGACTTGCTATATATGACTTGATGGCCTTTTGCGTGGGCACTACTGAATCACTGTTGGCTGAAAATGTAGCATCTGTACTGAACTCATTAATCGCAGTGTTGCTGCTGCCCAGTGTTACAGAACCCAATTGCAGTTCTTGTAATCCACTAAGGTTGAATGCATCAGCATTTAATGTGGCTGTACCAGTTGATTGTTCAACTGTAAACAGATTACCTACTCTAAAATTACCGTCTTGGTCAGTACTTGTAAAGAACACACGACCACCACCGGAATCAACTGTTTCGTTTTCAGGCACTGGTTCTTGCAGTGGTATACCTGGATAATTGCTTTGTGTAAAGTTGCCGGTACCAATGTCCAAAAAGTCATGGCCGGTCAATCTGCACTGACTGAATCTAATACGAATAGTCACTGCTTGTCCGTGAGCAGGTGCTTCAGCAATACCCACTACAGGACTCAACTGCAGGCGGCCGGCATAGTTACCTGGCGTGCCAGATTGTTCTGTAAACAACACCAACTTGTACCAAATTCCGTCAATTCCCGCAATTTGCACGTTACTACCAAGAGTAGGAATTGCTGTTAGATTGTTAACAAACACAAATGCACCAGTTTGGAATATGTCTGCATATCCGTCACCAGCCACGAAAGCAGCACTGGTTGTATAGCCTGTGCCTCTATTTGTAAAAGTTGGATTGGCCAATACTCCGTCACCGGTTCTCACTTCAAATGTGGCTTCCACAGTGTTGTTGGGATCTGTGATGGTAATAGTGGGCGCTGACACATAGCCACTGCCCGGTTCGACAATTCTAATTTGTGCAATTTGTCCCGATGATACCACTGCACGACCTATTGTGGTTGCGCCTAGATCAATTGCCTGCGCCGCAGTGGTACTGTTGGCCACTGCCACCCATTTTGGCACACCGCTGATACTGCCAAATGCTGTGTCGACCCAGTTAGTACTGGTAGCCAATGTTCTTGCAGTCCACGTGACTCCGTCCGGACTACTGGCTGCTGCGGTTCCGCCGTTGGCCGCCACAAAAAACACGCCTTGACCGTAGGCCAGTCTGGCCCAAGTGGTACTGCTAGGCAATGTGCTGGCTGTCCAAGTTGTGCCGAAGTCTAAACTGTAAGCAGCCGCTGTGCTAGCACCACCAACACCTGCCGTGGCCACAAAACGTCCGTTACCAAAAGCCACACTGCTCCAAGTGGTACTGCTGGGCAATGCTCCACCCAAAGTCCATGAAGTACCGTTAACTGACACTGCTGTGGCTGTGCCGCCGGTAGCCACTGCTACAAAGTATCCGGCACCATAGGTCACGCTGCTCCAAGTGGTACTGCTGGGCAATGCACCACCCAAAATCCATAAAGTGCCATTGTCTGAATATGCAGAAGCGGTGCCGCCACTGGCCACTGTGACGAAACGACCAGCACCGTAGGCCACACTGACCCATGTGCCGGATGTTGGCAATGTTTGTAAGGCCCATGCTGCGCCATCTACACTGCTGGCTGCGGTAGTACCGCCTGAAGCCACTGCCACCCATATGTTGTCAGCAGCGCCATATTGAACGTCAGTCCAGGTAGCACTGCTGGGCAATGCACCACCGGAAGTCCATGTGGTGCCGTTGGTTGAAATATTAGTGGTTGTGGCACCACTGGCCACTGCAATAAATCTTCCACCGCCATAGCCCACTGCAGACCATGCAGCAGCCGTGGTTAATGTAGCAGGGGCTGCTGTGAAGCCAGGTGCTGAGAATGTCACTCTTGGTTCAATAAGATACGCTGTGGTCAAATCCAAACTGGCTTCAATTGCAGTGCCTGGAACCACATGATCCCATCCTGCGGCGCCGGTTGAAAATTTGTAAATTGTAGCAATTTTGGTACCAGAATTGTATGCTTGAATATATCCGCACTGTCCAACTCCTAGACCTGCAGTGATATGTATGGCCATGCCAACATATGCTGGGCTGGCTTCGTTGTCACTGGCGCTCAATGTGATGCTGGTGGTATTACCACCTTGTGCAGTGTTGTTAGCCACTTTGTACTCGGCGCCGCCTTCGTTGGTTGAATCCAGATCAACAACTCGTGTTTCAAATACAGCATTGTCTCTAAATTCATCCATCACTGCTACACCGCCAACTCCTGCTCCCGCTACTGTGTACGAACCTGTGGTGTAGCCAGTGCCAGCATTACTGTATTCATATCTTAAAATATTAGAATTGTTAGTCCATACAAATGCCACTTGTGCTTCAAGGCTGCGATTGTTGATAGTGGCAGTGATAGCAGTTTCTGAAGAATCAATGCCTTCTGATACTGCTCCAAAATCACCGTATGAGTTGTTGCCGTTGGTTGCACGAATTTTGCCGCCATTTTCTGCCAAGTAACCAACGTGATTGTAGTATGAAAAAACTGAAACTAATTCAGCACGACCATTGTTGGTAATCCATGCGCCAATGCCATCGCTCAATACCTGTGTAAAGTCATTGGAGGTAATACTGAGATTGCCTGCACTGTGCAGACTGCCATCAACTTTTTGTCCAATACAACCAGTGCCAAATGTAGTGACGTTCTGTACATAAGGACTGCGAGTTAAAATATGCACATTGGTGTCTGCTGGACCGTAACCCGGATCAAGACTGACATACGCACCTGCCGATGGGCGTTTAGTTCCATATACATTAGGTGCTCCCAGTGTTCCAGTTAAACCGTTCCAAGTCATGTTACGCAAGGTACTGGCATTTCGTACAAAGAACATGTTTTCAGTTAGGCTGCCTTGTTGTGCTCTGCGATATGTTTTTGCAGCACGTAGAGATTTATAATTCCCAGTATAGATCAAATCATATTTGATAGACTCAATATAATACGCAATATCTTTTTGGCACAGTGTTTGATCGTAGTAATATGACACAGTCATTGTGCCGCTGGCGGCGCTGAGATCTAATGTTGTGCCGCCACGTGTTGCTGAAACAGTGATTACTCCAGCACCGATGGTTTTAATAAAATACGTTGTGGCCAAAGCAACACCACCAAACACACTGCCAGTAAATCTCACAGCCATGTCGACTGTCATACCAGTGGTAGATGCCACTGTGATTTCGTCTGTAGCAGCGGCAGTGGCACTAGCAGTCCAACTGTAGGTAAAATTGGTATACGCTGTGGCTTCGTTAGCCAAGAAATCTTTGTTGCGTTCTAATATTCTCACAGCAGCATAAACGTCATAACTGCTGACAGCAGTGTTGGTTCCAGTCATAGCAGGATCACTGCCCACTGTGTTGATGTGAAAATTTATGTAATTGACAATATTGGTTACCAAAGCGGCAGCCAATGTGCCCTGTGTAGAAGTGCCGTAGGGCCATGCTTGTACTTGAGATTCGGCATTGCCCGCAGTGGGTGTCACTGTGACACCTTGAACAACATTACTGATAATACTTTGAACACGATTGAGTGCTGCCAAACTCACAGCAACATCGGTAATGTGTACAGTTCCAGTGCCAGGTTGCACTGTGGTTGCTCGCAATTCATCTCCTACTACGCTGCATCTTTCAGGAACAACTATAGGCAACACTTCATTGTAGGTACCAGTTTTTACAAACAGGGTGTCATGAATTTTTGTTGCTTCTGGTATATTGGTAGATACGCCAGCAGTGATAGCATTGGTCACTATGGTCACTAGGCCAGTTGTGGCAGCAAATACTCCAGATTCTGACACATAGGTTGCATCAATTACCTGTGCAATTTGTCTAGTAGTGATTGTCATTGTGCCACTAGCAGTGGTTAATGTAAACGCTGTTCCAGATCCTTTAGTTGCAGTGATTCTCAAGTTTGTTGCGTTAACAATCTCCAAAACAAAGTATGTTGTTCCAGAAACAATATTTCCAAATGTTGTGCCTGTAAACACCACAGCATCGTCTACTTTGAATCTACTAGTTCCGCCAGTGCCTGCTGATATAGTAACTCTGTTGGTGCCTGATATAGTGTTGGTGCAAGTGGCTGTTTGCAATGCTTGATAATTCACTGTTGGTGCTAAATTACCCAATACTTTTTCAATAACAGTCAATCCATAGGCAATACTGGCCACAGTTTCTGCTTCTTGTCCAAGTATATAAAAATTACCAGGACTAGTAACATATGCCAACGCTGCTGCACGGCTTCTAACATTGCCGCCGTGTGTGAGATCATAGATCACTGCGTCAATGATATAGCCCATGTCACGTTCACACTTGACAGTGTCATAGGTAAATGCTGATATGAACGGTGCGGTGTTGTTGAGAATCTGTTCTTCAGTCCACTCAACAATTTCACGCTGAATAAATTGACGGTTTAATTCCAACAATTTAGCAGCGTTGATATTTCTAGCGCCTTCTTCAATTTGTCTTAGAGCATAACGAATACTTTGAAAAGGTTTATCTAACGTTGTTCCGTATAGACCAAACGCATTATCTTCACCTGTTGCACTGACATAGTACACTCCAGGAACATCACCAAATGTGTTCCATGAGGGCACTCCATTGCTGACTGTCAACACTTGTCCGTCAGTTCCAACTGGCAGTCTTGTTGGACCGCCACCGCCGTAATATACAATGTCACCTGTTGTGGTCAATACTGATGTTTCTGCACCGCCGGCCAATAGATCCCAATACACTGTGACCAGCAGTGCTGCATCAGTCACTGGATCATTAACTGATGTAGATGCAGTGTGTGCTAATTTACATACATAACTGTTGGCGCCGAATTTTACCACATCGCCTTGAATATAGATGTTGGCATTGACCCAAGTGCTTCTCCATCTGAATCCTGTGTTTAACACTTCCCAATAACTGTTGTTAGGAGGCTGTTGATTGTTGTTGGATACTTTACACAAGTAAGTGTATCCGCCTAGTCTAATGATGTCACCAGTTAGATAATCTTCGTAACTGTTCCAATCTCCTACAAATCTAAATCCTACTGTGAAAAGATCCCAGTTTACATTGGCAGCCTGCGGTACACTGTTGGTGTGATTGGTAATGGCCACCCATACATATCCACTGTGTGCTACCACATCGCCTGGCTGATATATGGCTGAACTGTTCCATGTGTCTTCAAATTCTAATCCGCCTACAAACAATTGCCATTTAGATTCGTCAAAACTACTGGTAGCAGCATAATAGAATGTTGTACAAATCCATAGGTCTGGACCAAATTTGACTACATCGTTGATTTTGTATCGTGCTGATCCTGTGAATGTGCCTTTGTATTCTAGCCCTGGATGTATCACTTGCCACTTGGCTTGATCCGCTTCTAGGCCGCCAGCTAATAATGTAGCACTAGCATTACTGGTGTGACTGGTGATACACAAATAAGTGTAGCCACCGTACTTGACTACATCGTTAACTTTGTAATATGTTGATACTGCCCAAGCGCTCTTCCAGTCAAGACTTTCGGCAAATAAATCCCAATCTGCTTGATTAGTTTCGAGATATGTACTGGATGTGTGTCCGTTGTTACAGATATAGACCAGACCGCCCCACTTTACAAGATCATTTTCTTTGTAGTATGTCGGTGTTGTCCAGTCGCCGCGCCACGCTTGGCCGTCGCTCATCTGTCCCCATTTTGGGATGGCATTTTCTAGATCAACATAAAAATCAGCATTGGCAGTGTGACCTACTAAACAAATGTAAACTCTACCACCATAACGAATTACATCGTCTTTAACGTAGGCCACTGCTGTGGTCCATACATTTTTCCAAACAAATCTTATTCTACCTAGTTTAAATTCTGCCATTAGATACTCCGAACATTACGTTTAATATTATTTATCAATACAGGATTCAAATTTACTGTGATTTATTCCATAAAGTAAGCCATTGCCAACGGTAATCCTACAACACCGCGTCTAAACTCTGACACAGCATCAATTTCTATAGTACCACCACCAATATGACCAATATCGTTAGGTGCGTCAAACGTAATAGATCCCACTTGTATTTCGTTTACATCCAGATCTGAGCCGCCACCGCCAATTCTGCTGGCAATATATGCTTTAACTGCTTTTTGCGTGGGCACAATATTATTAGTATTGGCACTGAAAGTAGGATCTGTACTAAACTCGTTAATAGTGGCGCCTGTACCACCTAGGGTCACACCTCCTAATCTAATTTCAGTAAGTCCGGACAATTCAAATGCATCAGCATTAATACTAACCACACCAGTAGCCTGCTCAACCTGGAACAATTCGCCGACTCGGAAGTTACCGTCTTGGTCAGTTGATGTGTAGAACACACGACCGCCACCACTTTGCACCACTTGATTTTCTGGTGCTAAGATTTGTAAATTAGTGTTGGGATAATTAGTGTCAATAAAACTACCTGTGCCAATTTCTAAGAAATCATGACCTGTGATTCTACATTGACTGTAGTCTTCTCTAATTTCTAATGCTTCATTTTCTATTGGTGATTCATCAACTCCCAGTCCGGGAAATATTCGTAATCTTGCAGAATAATTACCTGCAGTTCCTGTCACAGTATCTATATTAACTATTGTATATACTCGATCATTGATCGTGGCTATTTCTAAGTTTGCGCCCGGGCTAGGCAGTGTTGACAAGTTTTTTATATATAAGTAACTGCCAGTTTGATAGTCGTCGGCGTAGCCGTTACCAACTATTGTTGCTGACGCAGTGGTATATGCAGTTCCTCTGTTTGAGAAACTGGGGTTTGCCAGTGCTCCATTTCCTCTACGAATTTCTGTAACTACTTCTCCGGTGTTGTTAGGATCAGTGAACACAATTGCTGGCGTGCTGGTGTATCCAGATCCAGGTTCTATGACTCTGATAGAACTGATACGTCCTGATGTTAGCCCGGCACGTGCCACAGCCTGTGTAAAATTAGCAAAGTTTTGTGCAGCAGTTGAACCAGTCACTGCCATGGCCCAAATAGGTGCATTAGATGGGTTACCAAACGCTATGGCACTCCATGCTTGTGTAGACAACAGTGTTCGCGAAGTCCAAACTACGCCGTCTGTACTGCTAGCCACAACATTAGTAGTAGCGCCAGCATATCCCTGCACCGCCACAAAAGTTCCTTGACCATATCTAATTTCTAACCAAGATCCCCCACTAGACAGTGTAGATGCTGTCCATGTTATGCCGTCTAAACTATATGCTGCAAATGAGCCGCCTTGTGCTACTGCAACAAATCTGCCGTTACCATAGGCAACACTGGTCCAATTAGCACTGGTAGGCAGTATTGTTGACGTCCAAGATGCACCATCTGTGGAATATGCTGCTGCTGTGGTTGCACCGGCGCCTCCTGCCACTGCTACAAACTTTCCGTTACCATAGGTAATTGCTGACCATGTGGAACTAGGCAGTGCTCCGCCTAATGACCATGTAGTTCCATTAGTTGATATATTAGTTGCTGTGCCCCCACTGCTGACCGCAACAAATCTACTATTACCGTAAGCCACAGCAGTCCATGTTGCACTAGTGGACAAAGCCGCAGTAGTCCACGATGTTCCGCCGTTGGTAGAATATGCTGCTTGTGTTCCACCGCTGGCCACGGCAACGTGATATGTTGTTCCAGAAATTGCTCCAGCGGCAACATCAGTCCATGTGGTGCTGGCCGGTAGTGCGCCACCATTTAGCCAAGTTGTTCCGTTGGTAGAATATGCCGTAGTGGTTGCTCCGGTGGCAATCAACACAAATCTACTGTTGCCATAGGCCATAGCCACCCATGCAGCAGCAGAAGGTGTTGTGGATACGACTGGTGTAAATGCTGGCGCTGCTAATGTTATACGAGGAGTTATAATATAGGCAGTAGTGGTGTCCAATGTTGCTTGAATTGCAGTTCCCGGAACTACATGATTCCATCCTGCTGAACCTGTTGCTTGATTATAAACTTGTGCAATCTTAGTACCATTGTCGTAACTGTCGATGTAGCCAATCTGACCAACTCCCAATCCGCTGGTAATTACAATCTGCATACCAACATAAACGCCACTGTCGTTGGCGTCTGTAGCACTGAGTGTTATGGCAGTTGTGTCACCTGTTTGTGCATTGCCTGAATTTCCAACGTATCCACCGCCGCCTGGTTGGCTTGAATCTCCAGGTGGTGCCACTCTAATTTGATAGATAGCGCCATCTCTAAACTCGTCATGAGTTGCTGCGGCACTTAATCCAGTACCACCAATTGTTGAAGTAGCAACAGTGTAATCGGAACCTGCATTGCTGTATTCATATCTTAAAACTTGGGCACCGTCAGCAAACACAAATCCAACTGATGCTTCAGTTGATCGATTGTTGACCAACGCAGTTTTTGGCACTTCGTTAACGTTGACACCTTCTGCTACTGCACCGTAGTCACCGTATGAGTTGTTGCCGTTAGTAGCACGAATTTTGCCATTGTCTTCTGCCAAATATCCAATGTGATTGTAGTAAGTAAATACTGAAACTAACTCTGCTCTGGCATCACTTGTAATCCATGCTCCAATTCCGTCACTTAGTACTTGTGTGAAATCGTTAGCCACTATTGATCTATTGCCACCGTTGTGCAAACTGCCATCTACTTTCAATCCAGTACAACCAGTGCCAAATGTAGTGACGTTCTGAATGTAAGGACTACGTGTGGTAATCCAAGTGGTACTATCAGTAGGTCCTGTGCCAGGATCTAAACTGACGTATGCACCGGCTGTGGGACGTTGTGTAAGGTATTGATTAGCAGCACTTAGTGTACCGGTCAATCCTTCTAAAGTCATGTTGCGCAGGCCGGTTGCGTTGCGCATAAGAAACATGTTGGATGTAACATATCCGGGTGCTGGTCTTACAGTGGGGTTTCTTAATTCATCTCCTATGATGCTGACTGTAGCCGGTACACTGATAGGCAAAATTTCAAAATACACACCAGATTTGACAAAAATTGCTGCTGGGGCTCTTGCTGGAAGATTGGCTTGAATATATTGGCATGCATATCTTATGCTGGCAAATGGCTTGTCTTCATCTTGTCCAAACAATGGTTCTCCAACGGCTATTCCTGAATCAGTACCCAATGGACTCACATAATAAACTTTAGGTGATTGTCTAAAAGAATCCCATTCCAGCACATTACCTGCAACTTTCAACGCAGTTGCATTAGCACCAATAGGCACACGATTAGGGCCAATAGTACTGCCGTCATCTGTTACTCCGTAACTTTTGATATCGCCTATAGATTCTAACACATTAGTGGCTTGGCCTAGAATGAAGGGTTGCCAAAAATTTCCTTGTGGGTCATCGTCGGGTCTGTTGTTAGTAGCCGCTTGATGGCGCTGCACACATAACCATGCACTGCTGTTGAAACTTACAACATCCCCTACTACATAATTGTAGGGAGCAGTTAAACTGTCATATGCAGTCCACGGACCTCTGAATCGTTCAGTAACTACGATTGCATTCCAGTACTGAGCATTTGGTGGTTCTATTCCAACGCTGTCTGCTACTGCTGCATAGGTAGTGCCACCCCATCTAACTATATCTCCAACTAGATATGCGGTAGGACCAGCAGTCCACTCAGATCTATCTCTATAACTTTCTACTACAAGTTGCCAACTACTAGGTGAGACCGGTGGTGTCTGTGCAGAGTTATTGGTAATGGCGCGATAGACATATCCACCATGACTGACAACATCACCTGCTGTGTAACTGGTAGCGCTGCTCCATGCGTTTTCAAAACTTAGACCGGGCAACCAAAGAGTAAATTTAGTTTCATCTATCAATGGATCGCTGACATGTCCCACAGTGCAATACCAAATGCTGGAATTGTAGCGAACAATGTCACCTTTTTTGTATCTCACTGCGGTGGTATACACACCTTTCCATTCTACGCCATCATGCACCACAGTCCATTTGGCTTGATCTGCTTCTAATCCTAAAAATGCCAACGCTGGATTGGCGTTGGCTGCATATGTTGCCGAGGTGTGCGCAGTGTTGCATCTGTAGACAATGGCGCCCCAGCGTACTAAGTCATTGACATTGAAAAATGTTGTGGCAGTCCATACATTGTTCCAATCATCTCCACTGAAATGCACAGTCCAGTTGGCAATGTTGGTTTCTAACGTAGTGCTAGAAGTGTGATTGGTTGTGCAACGGTATATAATTCCACTGTATTTGACTAAATCATTTAATTGATAAAATGTGGTTGCAGCCCAATCTTCAGTCCACTCGTAGCCATCTATCATTTCATTCCATCGAGTGGCAACGTTGTTTAGATCCGTATAAAAATCAGCACTGCTGGTGTGTGTAACCATACACACATAGGTTTTTGCACCATATCTTACTATGTCGTCTTTGACGTAGTCATAGACCGAAGCCCAATTTCCGCGCCATGTGAATCGAATTTTACCAATTTTAAAATCAGCCATGTTTTTTCTCTTTTATGATTGTATTCCGCTAGGATAGTCGTATTTTGTATTTATTCTTGCTACAAGTTGACCGTCCGTGTCGATGTAATAGTATATGCTGCGATCATCCCATCGATATTGTTCATACAACAAGTTGTCAAAAACAATATTGTGATTAACATCACGACCTTCAAAGAAATCAATACCTATCTCAAAATCTTCAAAATTTTCCGCAATGTCGCCTGGTTCATTGATTTCAATAGCATCATTGCGACTCAATTGATTTACCCTGGTAAATGTCACTTCGCCGTCATCAGATCTCTTTACTCCGTAAAAATATCTAGGTGCGCCGCCTAAAAGATCGTCTGCTGATCTGCCAAAAAAGTAATTGCTCATAATTTGTTCCTTATACTATTTCTACATAACTGATGACTGCATCAATGCCAGCAGCAGTATCACTAACCACTCGTAAAAAATGATTGGTATCCAATATCAGTTTTTCTCCGTTGGTAATCACTTTGGCTGACGTGTAGGGCGGAATGATCAATTGTTTGATGTAGTATGCTGCTGTGCTGCCACTGTCTACTACCAACACATCCACGATTACATCTTCATCAATGATGTTGGCCAAGTTACAGCCAACTACTGTGAATCTGTTGTTGTCCACAGTTCCTATCACATCTATCGGAGTAGTTCCAATATTCTTTACCACTTGTGTTCTAAAAAAGGTTGCCATTTGTTATCCTATCATTAATGCGCCCGCTACGGCAATATCTTGAGCGGTGGCTGCAGTGATACCTGCGGCTGCACCGGCTGTGCTGACCCAGGCTAGTCCGTCCCAAATTTCTACATATTGTAGATCTGTATTATATCTCATTAGCCCTAATTCAACTGAACTGGGTCTAGTGGCAGATCCGCCACTGGGCAATACCATTCCGTTAGTTCCTGGAATTCGTATATATCCATCGCCTGTGACATTTATTTCTGTAACAGCATTTAATTGACTGTTGGTAATGGTGTTGCCGCTGAATCTCAAATTGTCCACAACCACAGCGCCTATACCATTGGGTAAGAACACTATGTCTCCGTCACT